CGCTGTATCTTCTGCTCTATATACTGGAACTTCAGGCGTTTCACTTGGCGCATTTTCTGCGACAGCTTGAGTTTCTTCTACCTTTGTTTCAGCAGGTGCTTCCTCAAACTGATTCACAGGTTGGTTATATTGAACCCCTGGGCTTGAGTGCTCACCTTTTATTGTCCACTTTCCTTCTCCTGCAAATGGGTTCTCTTGTGGAGCTTCCATTTGTGGAGCTTGTGCTTCTGCAACTGGAGCAGTTTGTTCAACCACTTGCTCAGTTACCTGCGCTGTTTCTTGTGTGTTTTCCATTTGTGTCTGTGTTTATGTTATTAATCAATATATTACGCTTGACCTTGATTTTGGAACGCTAACATATCTTGAATTTGTTGCTGTTCTTCATCCATCTCAGCTCCTTGCTCTACTTCTGCGCCTTCCATTTCCTCCATCATACCTTGTTCTTGTTGCATAGGATTCATAGCATTCATTTGCTCATTCATACCTTCTTGCATCATATTTGCACCTTGAGCAGCTGGCTGTTGTTGGTTAGCATTTCCTAGGAAAGAGAATCCTGAAGGTTCCTGAATATTTAATTGTTGACCTCCTGCTGTTTCTGGAGCTACTCTAGATTCTAATTCTGCTGGAACATCAATCTCACCCATATCTTCCATTTTGCCATCTTGCATTAACTTAGTTTTGTTATCTCTAATGTTAGCAGCATCTCTTTCTTTTGCTTGAACAAACGAAGACTCAACTCTACCTGTTGCAGAAATTCTTTCTCTCTCTAGATCAAACTGACCACGCAATTCAATTAAACGAGCTTCCATATCCGCCTTAACTTTTTCAAGTTCAGACTTCATTTGGTATTCCATTTGGATAGTTTGTTGTTTAGCTTGCTCAGCAACCATAGCAGATTGTTGTTGAATCTGACCATTCATTTGTTGAGCTTCCATAGCCTCTTTCTGTTTCTTCTCTCCGTTCTTCTTAACTTTATAAGCTAAGAATAATTCAGCTTGTTTAATATTTTGGATGTTATTTAAACGTATAACATCATCAATATTAACTTGACCAGATTGCAAAGCAACTTTAACCAACTCGTCTAACTTAGCTTTTTCTTCTGCCGTAGGCTTATCTACAATAGCAATACCGTAAGTATATTTAGAAATTTCTTGAGAGCGTTTTAATAACTCTACAGTTCCTAAGCCCAACGAGTTTTCATATGCTTCTCCGCCACCTCTTTTAATTACATCTTGTACACGTATAATGATAGCTTCTGATAAAGATTGAGCAATCGCTCTATCTGAGTAGCTAATATCACTTAATGCGTTATTTGTTCCAGATGCTGCTAATTGAGCAACTGTAGTTAAGAACTTAGGATTAGGTGTAGAACCGTCTGTAAGTTCATTTAAACCTAGAGTCTGACGAATCATATCTAGATTGTTATTAATCATATTCCAGTACTCAGCGATAGCATTACCTACACCACCTTCTAATTGGTTGATAGCTGGAGGAACTTGTCTTCCGTCTGCTGCTACTGAACGACTAACCAATACACCTCTTTGCAAGTATAAGTCAATGATATCAGAAGGGCTCATAGCCTTTCCTCCACCAGATAAACTTACTTCTTCTAAAGCTGCTAAGTTAATATTAAAACCACGTGGAACAGCGGTGTTTAATTCGTGTTGTAATCTGTAGTAAGCTAATTGAATAGAGTCAGCGTAAGGGATAATAGCTTCCATACGGCTGAATGTTTTCATATCAAAGAAGTCAACTGCTCCAATATGGAAACTAGGTTTTGCTCTTGCTATGTTAATTGGATCACGTTTAATGTTCCATTGTTTACCGTAGTCAAAACAAATGTTAGTACCAACAATCCACTTAACTCTATATACACCTACAACTTGCTTTCTTTTGAATTTTTGTTTTTTATTATTTGTATCTTCAAATCCAGCTCTTCCAAAAATAGTATTACCTCTTCTGTCAACTCTTTCTTCTCTAACTAAATTGTCTGTAGAATAAATCTCTAAGTCTAATACTTGAACCTTTCCTTTATTCCAAAAGTCATTGTATGTTCCGTAGTATGCGTTACCTACTGGCATATTACCACGCCATTGGTTTGCATTTGCATATTTATAAATAAATTCAATATCTTCGTTTGACAACTCTCCATTACTCATTTGAATTAACTGAGCAACTGGAACCTCTAATACTTCACCTGCATATCTTAAATCTCTAAAGTCAGGATATGTACAGAAGTTAGATAAGAATCTTCTAGGATCTACTCTTCTAAATCCTACTAAACCGTCTTGTTCGTAATCTTTAAATATAGCAACACCGTAGTCAAACTGATCTTGTAATTGTTGTCTGCGTTGTCCTTCGTAATCGTTTTGGTCAAACACCAACTCAACTACTAACTCAGCTTCCATAGATGTCTTATGACGCATACCTAATTCAGCAACTTCAATTCCATCTAAATCATCTGGCTCTCCAGGGTTAGCCATAATCGCTGCGCTTTCCGCTAGATCTGGTCTTCCTTGTTTTTTAAACTCTTCTCTAAGGATAGCCTTTGCTTTCATTTCAGCAACTAGCATATCCTTTTCTGATTGAGCAAACGGATCCACTGGATCTATTTGAATATCATAGTTTTGTTTCTCTAGTAATCCTAAAGCTGTTCTTCTGAACTTAGGTATAATAGGCAATACAGACCAGTCAACAACAAGGTTATTGTTATTAGGATCTTGATCTGGTGTTAATACTCTTTTGTATCTTTCTATAGATTGACGACCTTGAGCGTATGTTTTAATCCACTCATATTTATCCCTAGATCTATAACCAATTGAACCGAATGGTGTATCTCCGTAAGAGTTAAATGCTGCTTGCGCAAATTGCATTAACCATTCTTTGCCTTCTTTTTCCTTTGGCGAAACGTCTTCGTTAGGGAATAAGGATCTTGCATTACTAATAATTTCTGCTGCTGACATCTCGTCTATTTAATAGTTGTTTAGATAATACGCTTTAAAAACCGAACTTTTTGCCCAAAATATTGCTAGAACTCTTTCCCCTCAAGAAAGGTAGAACATTTAAAACGTCTATATCTTCCTTGTTTCCAACCTTTGGATTGTACTTATGGTTATTAATTAACATAAGTGCATAACCTGCCGCCATTGCGCTATCCGATTTAGTCGTATCTCCTGGATCAAATTGAAGCCACTCCTCTATAAGCCCTTCAAACCAAACATTATTTATATGGTCGTTTATGTACTGATCTGTTAGTTCAGCCATATACGTAGTAGTCTTTAACGTAGCTGATAATCCCCTTGTGTTTTTATCTGGAGGCATAAAGCAGAAGTCTGCACATCCTTTTTCCTCAAGGTAATAAATGATACCTGGTTTATTGTTCTCTATAAGCGCATTACAGCCATAAAAGCACAAAGCCATACGTACATCCTCATAGAAGGTTTCAGGCGAATCTGGGCGATTACAATAGTAAAGAACAGGACTCATATCAAACTCTGTAGTAGACAACGGATTGGCTTTTTTAAATATAACCATAGCTCCGTTAGAAGCTCTTGACTCGTGAGACTTGCTTACTGTTTGGTGAGAGAATGGATCGACACCTGCTGAATACATAGAACTATTCATAGGTTTAATTACGCTTCCTTTCTTTTCAAAAGCATTTGGCTTAGCTGGCATCTCGGCAATTAAAAATCTACCGTTTACGCTTTCTCTAAACTCAACCTCAGAATCTCTAACCCCATCTTTCCATTGGAAGTTTCCTTTCTTTAATCTAGACTTACTCCACTTTAATATATCTAATCTATCATTTAATAATATCGGATTGTATACGCAAACAGAGCTGTCTGATTGGAACGCTTCTTTCTCATCTAACGGTTCCTTTCTTTTTGCAGAAGATAAAGCTCTAGGATCTTCTTTCAAAGACTCCCTTTCTTCTAATATCTCTGCTCTAGCTAATTCTTTATTTGCTATACCATATCTTGGATGGAGATGTCTTGTTTCATCTGCCGCCACAAAGAATCTAGCAAGACCGCTGGCAGTTCTTTTTCCTTTCTTTTCATATTGGTTAGAGTTCTTCCATAAGTCCAACATCTGACTACCACCAGCTTCCATTTCCTCTACCGTTGTTGTATGGAAAGACTTTCCTATTATTTTACCCTGATCGTCAAGCAAACAATACTTAACGACATTCCACCTATCCCTAATGTCTAATAGCGTTACCTTACCAATCTCATCGTGTAAATAGTATCCTAGTTTCTGTCCGTCATAAGCCGTAACTCCAGAAGACCTAAAGTCAATACCTGACATCAACTCTTCCTCGTCTAACTCTAGTTTACCTGTAGAGAACTTAAGACCAGTTGCTGGAACCTTTCCTGTTAAAGGAACATCCGACAATGGCCTAAAGAAAGAAGGTAATTTTCTATATGCGTTTATAATTGTTTTTCTAAATAATATCTTTGCATCCTCATCCGTTTTAGATTGGATACCTGCCCAGAAGTTTTCACTTCTAGATGCTGCCTCTAATGCGATACAGCCTGCTGTAAAGGACTTACCAGATCTACGCTTAGTTACATATACAATACCAAAGCTTTCTGGATCCTCTACATTGTAGTCCCAAAAGTAAAACAACTCTCTATCTTTATCTCTATATCTTGGAAGACCAACGTCCATATGATAGCAAGATAAGTAATACCAATGAACACCTGTAATGTAAGTAGGTTCACCATTGTTGCTAAACCAATGTCCACTTAGTCTTCTAATCCAACAGTATCTTTTAAAGTCTTCTAACTCTGGATGGATATATTCTGGATCTTTCTTTTGTTTTGCCTTTTCTTCTAGCTCCCATTTTTGATACTCTTGAAATCTAGGATCTGGCTCCCAATAACACAACTCCATCTTAGTCGATCTGCGCTCAATACCAAAGTACTCCCACTTAGAAGTAAAGGGATTATACAGCCATCCCTTTGCAGGCACATTACATTTTAATCCTGCTATTTCTACTTCTGTAGATGACCAGTTCTGTTGCTTTATTGGTTTAAACATTTTTCTTTGTTAGTTTAGACATAGCCTCTGGAGTAAACATAGTTTTTCTATTATGTTCTTCAATTAGGTCTTGATCATTAGAGAATAACTTACCGTATAGTTCATCTATAGAGTTACTCATATCTGCCATCTGATTAAGCATCTTATTCTTAATCTCTACGGCTTTTAATATATCAATTTCTTTTCCGTTCTCAGAATCTTCAATACGCTTTGCTACACGCTCTGCATATTCAGTAAATGTAGACTCTAAACTACATATCAAAGTCCAGGTTCTAGACTTCACTACCTTGGTTAAAAAAGAAACGGCAAGCTCGTAACTAGGATCTTGTGTGATCTCAGTCTCAAGTCTTGCCCATTCTTTTCTTTTGTTTATGTCTGAAAAATCCCTTACGGCAGGCGAATTAAAGTCATAAACCCAAGAGAGAAATGCTATCTGCTGTGTTATGTGTTTCGTGTTTGTGTTTCCAATAACTTCTTTAAGTCTTGGGTATTCAGATAGCACATCTCCGCAATATGGATTGATAATCATTTTGGCTACCTGTG